ATAAGAGCCCTAATGGGACTGAAGTGACAGTGATAGGCGAAGCCGCCTTCAGGAACACAGATGTAGAAACAGTCAGATATCCTGCAGGACTTAAAAAGATCGAAAAGCTCGCATTCCACACGACAAAGCTGAAAGAAGCGCTGATCCCGGATACGGTGACATCGGTAGGAGAAGGCGCTTATGCCATGAACTGGAATCTTGCGAAGATTTCGCTGCCTGACGGCCTGACTGAGATCCCGGCGGGAGTATTCAACAGACAGCTTGTCAGAGGAGAAGACAAGTATGACGATTATCCGTCGGTAGGGGAAGTAGTCATTCCGGATAGTGTAAAAACTATAGGAATGACAGCATTCTTCGGACTCTCCATAACCAAAGTGATCCTTCCTGCAGAACTTCAGGAGATGGGACAGTCCGCATTCTCAAACAACAAGATCTCAGAGGTGGAGATCCCGGGAACACTCAAAGTAATTCCGAGACAGGCATTCGCGAGAGGCATGGCGATGTTCAGAGAACCTGTTACTCTCTCAAAACTGATTCTTAACGAGGGGACAGAGGAGATCGGCAGGAATGCTTTTGAGAACAGCTCACTTAAATCCGTGCAGCTGCCTGCATCTATGAAACTGATTGACGACACTGCATTCAGAGTCGGAATGGGAGCTACCCCGGATGACGAAAAGATCCTGCTGAGAGGTACGGTTGAACAACATGCAGACCCTGCTCTTAATACCGGAACGGGAATGGGTCACAAGTTTGCGCCGCTCATCCGCTTCGATCCTGCGGACGGGACTCTTGAGGAACAGTATGAAGAGGTTAATGACGAGTATAAGCTGGATGAGATGCCGGTACCTGTGATAGACGACTGCCTCGTATTCGATGCTTGGTGCATAGATGAAGAGGGTAAGGAGCCTGTGGATGAGAACGCGGTATTCAAACAGGATACTACGCTTCATGTCCGCTGGAAGGAAGGTCATGATTATGTGAGAACTGTGACTCAGAAGCCTACAGCCGACACGGAAGGAATCGTGGAGTATGTATGCAGCAGAAATCCGGACCACTTCTATACTGAGACGCTTCCGTGCCTGACTGAAGAAGAGGTAGCGGCAAGGGATGCTGCGCTCGAGGCGATCACAGATAAGATCATCAGCGCAAACATGACCCTGTCAGGAGGCGAGTATACTGCAGAAAGCTATAAGGCTCTCAGTGATGCCATTGATGCAGCTAATGCATTGTATGATGATCCGTCAACGACAGAGGCTGATGTGAGGGCTGCCGAGGCAGCGATCAACAAAGCGCTGAGGTCGCTGAAGCCGGTGGACAAGGCATCCCAGACCGAGGAAGCGGAACGTAATAATGCCATAAATGTACTTGCAAGAAACATAATCGATGCAAGAAATACAGTGTCCGGGTCAGCTTACAAGGCCGCGAGCTATGCAGAGTTTAAAAATGCGCTCAAGACTGCCAACGCGGTTCAGGACGACAGCAACTCTGATTCATCCGCTCTGAATAAGGCGAATACAGATTTGCGCAAAGCCTGGAAAAACCTTGAGAAGAAAGACAAGCAGACTATGAAAGTCTCTGCAAAGAAGATCACGCTGAAGGCAAACAGCGTTAAGAAAAAGACACAGGTCATCAGCAGAGCAAAAGCATTCAAAGTCAGCAAAGCAGCAGGAAAGGTGACCTTTAAGAAGACTAAAGGGAACAAGAAGATCACCGTTGCATCTAACGGAAAGATCACAGTTAAGAAAGGCCTCAAAAAAGGTACATACAGGATCAGAGTGAAAGTAAAAGCCGCCGGCGATGGCAACCATAAGGCCGGCAGCAAGACAGTCACTGTCAGGATCCGGATAAAGTAAAACAGTAACGAAAAACGCGGTCTGCATCGAGACTGTGAGAAAAAGTCTGTAAATGTTAACTGAGAAAGCCTCCTATGGTAGCATAAGAATGTACCATAGGAGGTTTTGTTATGGCACGCAAGAAAAAAGATGTATACCATGTAGGCCCGCTTTCCGAGGGAAAGAAAAACATCATAGCCGCATTGATGGACGAGTATGAGATCGAGACGGCAGACGACATCCAGGAGGCTCTGAAAGATCTTCTGGGAGGAACGATCAAGTCCATGATGGAAGCAGAGATGACAGATCATCTTGGCTATGAAAAATCTGAACGTTCAGACTCAGATAACTACCGCAATGGAACAAAGACGAAGACAGTGCGCAGCAAATACGGTGAGTTTGAAGTGGATGTTCCAAAAGATAGGAACGGGACATTTGAGCCGCAGGTCGTGAAGAACAGACAGAAAGATATATCCGGCATCGATGACAAGATCATCAGCATGTATGCAAGAGGCCTCACGACGAGACAGATCTCAGAACAGATCGAAGAGATATATGGCTTCGAGTGCAGTGAAAGTTTCATTTCTGATGTAACGGATAAGATCCTCAAGGATATAGAAGAATGGCAGCACAGGCCTTTGGACAGCGTATATCCTGTAGTCTTCATCGATGCCTGCCATTTCTCAGTTAGAGACAACGGTCTTGTCCGAAAGCTGGCAGCATATGTGATGCTTGCCATAGACTGCGAAGGACGCAAGGACATAATAAGCCTGAGCATAGGAGAAAATGAGAGTGCCAAATACTGGCTCGGAGTTCTCAATGAGCTGAAGAACCGAGGCGTAAAAGACATCATGATCGTATGCGCAGACGGTCTTACCGGGATCAAGGAAGCAATAGCTTCAGCATTTCCAAAGACTGAATACCAGAGATGTATCGTCCATATGGTACGCAATACTCTAAAGCATGTCTATTACAAGGACATGAAGCCTTTTGCGAATGATCTCAAGACGATCTATTATGCAGAATCTGAGAAAGCCGGAAGAACTGCCCTCGACAAAGTCAATGAAAAATGGGGCGAGAAATATCCTTATGCTATGAAGCGTTGGTATGACAACTGGGATGCTATATGCCCGATCTTTAAATTCTCTATGCAGACTAGAAAGCTCATCTATACGACAAATGCCATTGAGAGTGTTAATAGCGCTTACAAGAAGCTGAATCGCCAGAGAAGCGTATTCCCTAATCCTACAGCTCTTCTCAAGTCCCTGTATCTTTCCACCATGCAGGTAACTAAAAAATGGACACAGGCGATCAGAAATTGGGGCAGCGTATATAGCGAATTCTGTATTATGTATGAGGGTCGAATGCCTGAATAATTTTTCTTACAATTCAATAGCCAGGCCCCTAAAAAGCCTGGCTATATTGACATTTCTGAAAGCATGAATTACAGTGTTTTCAACAGGTTGACTGGTGCTTAGCCTGTCAGCTTGAGTAAGTTAGCTACCATACGGAGCTATTTACAGACTTTATTTCACACTCTCTCCGGAGGGTTTTAAATATGCTGAAATGAGGATTATATTCTGTGAGCTTTTATATCAGCAGCTTCTTCTTTGGCAGCTTCAGCTACCAGCGGCTTCTTGATCTTGTTGCCTGTAGCTAGTACTGCAGCATCGGTTTTGGCTACGTGCTGTACCAGGTCGATAACCTTGTTGGAATAACCCCATTCATTATCGTACCAGGCGATGAGCTTTACAAAGCTGTCGTCCAGCATGATCCCGGCTTTCTCGTCAAAGATGCATGTGTTGAAGTTTCCTCTCAGGTCAGCTGAGACCAGTTCGTCGCTGTTGTATTCAATGATACCCTTCATAGGACCTTCAGCGGCTGCCTTGATAGCATCGCAGATTTCCTTATAGCTTGTCTTTGTCGTCAGCTGTGCGGTCAGGTCTACAACGGAGACGTCATTGCTAGGCACGCGGAAGCTCATTCCGGTCATCTTGCCGTTCAGCTCAGGGATGACTCTGCCGACAGCCTTAGCGGCGCCGGTTGATGATGGGATGATATTATTGAATACAGAGCGGCCTGTTCTCCAGTCGCGTCCGCCGTTGGAATCTACCGGCTTCTGCTTGGATGTAGAAGCATGTATGGTCGACATCAGAGCTTTCTCGATACCGAATGCTTCATGGACTACCTTTGTCAGTGGTGCAAGACAGTTGGTAGTGCAGCTGGCATTTGATACGACAGTCATTGTAGCAGGGTCGTACTCCTCATGATTGACGCCCATTACAAATGTCGGAATATCACCCGATTTGCCCGGTGCAGTCAGTATGACTCTCTTTACACCGCCGATGAAATGGCGGGAGCAGGCCATCTTCGTCAGAAAGATTCCCGTAGATTCGATTACATACTCTACACCATACGAAGCCCAATTGATGTCTGCCGGGTCATCTTCCGAGAACACATGGATATCCTTACCGTTGATGCATATGCCATCATCTGTTGCTTTCACATCTCCCATGAAACGGCCGAATACTGAGTCATATTCCACCTGATAAGCCATTCTCTTGAAATCAGCATGATGGAGATTGACGGCAACGACCTCGATATCAGTTTCTCTCATCTCGAGACTGCGGATGATAACTCTGGCGATACGTCCAAAACCGTTGATTCCTACTTTGATTTTTTCACTCATTACATGCACTCCTCACAATATGCAGTTCATAAAGCACTACTTGATTAATTTATAGAAACTAATAACTATGCTCCAATCCCATACACATACTAACATGCTATTTTTTTTTTCAATAGTTAAAGTTTTTTATCCGTGCATTAAGTTGCATTGATGACAGCATTTTGTAAGGCCATCATGATGTGATAGAATACGTAAGATGTATATAGAAAGCAGGTGACAGGTATTTCCAGAGTAATCGTTGGGCTGTCGGGTGGAGTCGACAGCGCGGTAGCAGCATATTTACTAAAGCAGCAGGGATACCAGGTGATTGGAGTAACGCTCAGGACATGGGAAGCCGAAAGCGGTGCATACAGCCGATGCTGCGAGATAAGCGATGCCCGCAAGGCAGCCGCTCAGCTTGAGATACCTTTTTATAATATAAACAGCCTGCCGGAGTTCCGTAAATATGTCACGGAGCCGTTTGTTGACGCGTATATCAATGGTATGACGCCTAACCCCTGTGTCGCATGCAACAGGCATATCAAGTGGGAGAGGCTGCTTGCATTCGCTGATGACATCAACGCAGAATACGTAGCGACAGGTCACTATGCCCGCATCGAAAAGGCTGAAAACGGCAGGTACACCGTCAGGCAGGCAGCATCGGCTGCAAAAGATCAGACGTACATGCTGTACCAGCTTACACAGGAGCAGCTTTCCCGCACGCTGATGCCGCTCTCGGAGCTGACAAAGGACGAAGTCAGGAAAATCGCAGAAGAGGCAGGACTTGCAGTAGCCGGCAAAAAGGATTCGCAGGAGATATGCTTTGTGCTTGACGGCGGATATGCGGAATACATCGACGCTCACGTAGAGGGAAAGCTCCCGCCTCCGGGCAATTTCGTGGATGAGGACGGCAATGTGCTCGGACAACACAAAGGGATCGTTCATTACACTGTCGGTCAGAGAAAGGGGCTAGGGCTCGCACTCGGATATCCTGCATATGTGAAGCGGATAGAAGCTGACACAGGAAATGTGGTGATAGGAGATCTCAAGTCAGTGTTTGAAAGCCGCATATTATGCAGAGAGGTCAATTTCATGGCCGTCGATGACATAAAACCGGGTGAAAAACTGCAGGCTTTCGTGAAAATAAGGTATCATCACGCCGCTGCTCCGGCAGTTCTGGAACGTGTTGACGATAATACAATATCCGCTATATTTGACGAACCGGTCAAAGCTCCGGCACCGGGTCAGTCTGCTGTCTTCTACGACAGCGAAAACCGCGTCATAGGCGGCGGGATAATACAGCAAAAAAGGTAAAGATGGAGGTTAATATGGATATATACGATGAGATCGAATTGATGGGTTGTCCTTACTGTGGAGGCGCAGGCTTTCTGGATGACGGAAACGGCTGGTGCTGGACTGTCACATGCATGGACTGCGGTTCACAGACGGGTGAGTTCGCCTATAATAGCCCTGAAGAGAGAGCTGCGGCTGCACGCAGGGCTGCTTATGTATGGAACATCGGTAAGGTTATCAGAAGTGATCTGGGAGAATAATTAATTTATTTGCATTATTTGGTTCTTATGATTGAGAACTTGGTATATAAATGATAAAATCTAAACGTAAATGTGCTTAATTCGGGGCACAGTACAAACAGGGTAATTATAAGTTACATAAAAGCGGTTATTTATCGCAGGGGATCGAAATGATCCAAAGGAGGAATTACTAATGAAAGTTGCTATTAACGGATTTGGACGTATCGGAAGACTCGCATTCAGAAAGATCTATGCTGACAAGGATATCGATATCGTAGCAATCAATGACCTTACAAGCCCTAAGATGCTTGCACACCTGCTCAAGTATGACAGCGTTCAGAAGAGATTTGACGCTGCAGTAGAAGCAGCTGAGGACGGCATCGTAGTAGACGGCAAGTTCATCAAGATTTATGCTGAAGCTGATGCAAAGAATCTCCCATGGGGCGACCTCGATGTTGACATCGTTCTCGAGTGCACAGGATTCTACACATCAAAGGCTAAGAGCCAGGCTCACATTGATGCCGGCGCTAAGAAGGTTCTCATTTCGGCTCCTGCAGGCAATGACCTTCCTACAATCGTATTCGGAACTAACGATGACATCCTGACAAAGGAAGATACAATCGTATCCGGCGCTTCCTGCACAACAAACTGCCT